CCCTTATTCACTGACTACCAAGCCAGCTAGCTACTAAGCCTAACGACGTCGCGGGCCGTATGCGATTTCGAATACGCGCGGTGTGCGGAGAGCCTCACGAGTACTACTAATTACTTAGCAGACTCTGTTCCCTGCTCCTACATCGTCAACACACAAGACAATTGCTCGTCAGGTGCTGCTACGACGACAGAAGTCCGACATGGCACCGAATTGATTCGGCGACCCCCATGCACGACGTTCGGGGTTTACCCCCTATCTGTCTATCCCCTTAACCGGCCACCGGTGAACCTCGCTAGACTATAGCCTTGACGAAATCAACATGCTGTCGAAGACCAGACAACATGTCCAAAGACACCCACACCCTCTTCGGTCTACTCCAACGAACCCTGCCGAAGACGGATTCGTTACTCCTCAGAAAGACCCATTTCCACAGCTTGTTCCGGCTCAGCCTAAGCATCTGCCGGATCTTCGCTAACCCTTTGATGTGGTTAATACCATAGGGACTGCAACCCTCACGGACGGCAGCTAGTCTAACGTCTTCCGAGGAGCTCTTTGGGTCATAAGGTTCGTTCCAGCATTGAGCGTAGAGAGCCGCATTGAAACGGTTACGCCCCTCAGTCGCCATGTCAACGGACACACGACTGGCGGATACCTGGACAAACCCCTCAGGGACCCCCCCTTTCTCCAACAGGGGGAGCGGTTGCTCTACATCTTGCTCAAGATAGTAAAGCTCGCGATGCCAGAGGCCACGCCTCCTTAGCAAACCCTGATCCACTTTCATCTCCAATCCCCTTGACAATGAGCGACGGGATAAATGCACAGTTCGCTCGTTCTGTGCGATGAAGAACTCCCGAGCAACAGAAGTTCTCTTACCACCCATCCCGCTCGAAAAGGCGTAGTACCTACTCCTTAACGAAAAAACCTGTTCCGACGCAGAGCCAGCCGACCAGCAAGACCGAGGCCTCACAAAACCAACAGCTCTACTCTTATTCGAGAGACCCTCAAATAAGGCTGAATTTAGGGTAAAAAAACGTGAGTTTTTCATGGTCTTCCCTATAGACAGCACCAGGCCGCCCTTAGCTACATCACTCTCCCACTGCCTCGCAACAGTAGGTGTCGTCCTAAAAACGATATCATCGCCATTGATCCTCACCGGGATCCTCCGAAGAGGATCAACGAATCGGGTCGAATACCGAAAAGTGATATAGTTAACCAGGCAAAGCAAAGGAAAGGAAGTCAAATTTCCCATCAGTTGTCCCCTCCGCTGAACGAAGGTCCCTTCCTTACATGATAAGAGCGGTGTCTCATATAAGCTCCGGGCATGACTCTTCACCCCCTCAGGAACGAGGAAGGAATTGTCGAGCAACTCATCAAGTATAGCACACTGGAGGACAGAGTTAAGATTATCGGTGGCGGACTCATAGTCGCCACTAACAAATATTTCACCGGCTACCCGGGAGAAAGATTTGAACTTGTCTGCCTTTGCATCTCCACGCAACAGCCACTTGAATCGGGATAGATGGGAGTACATCGAACTGTGTAGAGGTCTAAGACCGGCATCGACCCTGGGAGGGATCGACACGGTCCGCCACTTACCACCGCTTTCAATGACTCCAATCCGAGAAGCACAACGTTGTAATCTAGTAGCACCAGTAATGACATACGAACAGAACTCAGATCGTAGCCAACGAGACTGGACTTCTAGGCCCCTACAACCTCCGTCTTTACGCGAGGTCTCACTACAAGACGACGTCGAAAGAACGCTCGAAGTACAATAACCCCCGTAGAACTTGACATCCCAGCCGGGCCGGAATATCCTTCTGGTCAGATTCCTTGCAAAGTTAAGGAAATCCCTGGCGGGCGGCGCCTGAGCTTGCGCCATCCTACGAACGTAAAGTACTTCGTTAGGCTTCTCTTGTGGAATAACCTTTCGAAAAAGAAACAAAGAATGCGCGATCCCAGCCCGGGATCGTGCAGAAAGGCTTGAAACGATAGCCTTCCAAGGATGATCGGAGTGACACTCAACAAGTCCTGTACAGAACTTCTTGAGCTCGCTTAAGTCCCCACGAAAGTTTGGATGAGGTAGATCTACACCATATAGATCTTCAATCAACCCAATAAAACCTTCGAAGCGACCAGTCACTTCACTAGTGTCTTTGAGCATGCCAAACGATTGCTCGCTTTTACTGACACGCACCATACCTCGCGGTTACTATTCACCGAAATGAATAAGTAAG